AGCGTCCGTCTCTCCCCACGGGTCGACCCGGGGTCGCGGGGCGGTCGTGAGCCGCCGGGAAGGGGTCCAGATGGCGAAAGAGCCGGTCGAGGGACTCAGAGGGGCAGTCGCATCGCGTGACAGGCGTGGCGCCCTTGAGGCGCTGGCCGACGTGCTCGCCGCCGCAGTGGTGGCGGCCGAGGTGCAGAACGTGGCGGCGCTGTCAAAGCAGCTCGCCGACGTCATGCGGGAGCTCGACGAGCTGCCCGCCGGCGAGGAGGGCAACCCTGTCGACGACCTGGCAGCAGCGAGGGCGGCCCGGAGATCAGCCGCCAAGGATCGCCGTCGAGCCTGACCGGGTGACCTCGGCGGGCGAAGAGGCCCGCCAGTTGGCCGCGTCCGCCGGCCTGCATCTCGACCCGTGGCAGGTTCGGGCTCTGGACTCGATGCTGGGCGAGCGCGATGACGGCCGCTGGGCGGCGTTCGAGTTCGGCCTCGTGGTGCCCCGCCAGAATGGGAAGGGCGCAGTGCTCGAGGCGCGCGAGCTGGCCGGCCTGTTCCTCTTCGACGAGCAGCTCATCCTGCACTCCGCCCACGAGTTCAAGACAGCTCAGGAGGCGTTCCGCCGGGTGCTGCACCTCGTCGAGAACACTGAGCATCTCCGGCAGCGCGTGAAGCGGGTCCGAACCTCGCACGGCGAGGAGGGCATCGAGCTCGACACGGGCGCCCGCCTGCGTTTCGTGGCCCGATCCACGTCGAGCTCCCGAGGGTTTTCCGCCGACCTCATCGTGCTCGACGAGGCGATGTCCCTCAACGCCGAGACCATGGGCGCCATGCTCCCGACGCTCGCGTCGAGGGACAATCCCCAGGTCGTCTACGCAAGCTCCGCGCCGCTGTCGACCTCGACCCAGCTCCACGCCCTGCGGGCCCGGGCGCTCGCCGGTGGTGACGGGTCCCTCGGTTACATGGAGTGGTCCGCCGCCGACGTCGACGACCCGGAGCTGCCAGCGACCTGGGCGGCGGCGAACCCTTCGTTCGGAATCCGCATCACCGAGGACTACATCGGGCGCGAGCGAGCGGCGATGCCCGAGTCCGTGTTCCTGCGGGAGCGCCTCGGCATCCCCGACGCCCCGGTGACACAGGTCGACGAGCGCCTCGTCGACCTCGACGCATGGTCGGCCTGCCTCGACGGCGGGTCCACGATCCATGGCCCGATGCATTGGGCGGTCGACATCACCCCAGACCGACGGATGGCGGCCATCGCCGTCGCTGGTCGCCGGGTCGACGACGTGGTGCATGTCGAGGTCGTCGACCACCGCCCGGGTACGAGCTGGGTCGCCGAACGACTGGCCGAGCTCCTCGACCGATGGGGCCGCTCTGCTGTCACCATCGACCCCGGCTCGCCGGCCGGTTCGCTGGTCGTCACCGTTCGCGAGCGCGGCGTCGAGGTTCGCGAAGTCTCAGGACGACAGGTCGCCCAGGCGACCGGCCAGTTCTTCGACCTCGTCCACTCGGGCGACCTGCGCCACATCGGGCAGGCGCCCCTCACCGCCGCCGTGGACGGCGCCACGCGCCGCCCTCTCGGCGAGTCGTGGACATGGAACCGACGGGCCGTGTCCGTCGACATCTGCCCGCTAATGGCGGCGACGCTCGCGCTCGGGTCGCTGCTGGACACCGTCGAGACTGCCGCCCCGTCCGTCGTCTCGCTCTCGACCTTGTGAGGTCCCCGATGGCACGACACGCCGCCGACATTCTGCAGCTCGTCGGCCTGCTCCTCCTGGTCGCCGCCGCCTGGACGGTCTCTACCGGCCTGGGCCTCGTGGCATCCGGTGCGATGGTGCTCACCGTGGGCGTCGCCGTCGATCCGAGGATCGGTCGACGATGATCGGGCGCCTGTTCGAGAGCCGGGCAGTTCGCGATCCGGGCTGGGCCGCATGGGCTCGCGGCGACTCTCTCACCCCGGCCGCCTCGACCGGCGGCCAGCGCGTCGACCGCGAGTCGGCGCTCGGCCTCCTGGTCGTCATGGGCTGTCAGGCGCTGATCTCCGACAGCATCGCGACGATGCCGGTCGACGTGCTCGCTCCGGCGTCCGACGGCCGCATGGCGCCGGCGCCCCAGGTGCCGACATGGGTCGAGACGCCGAACCCTGAGATGGACCGGGTCGACTTCGTGACCGCGGTGCTCATGTCGCTCCTCGGAGACGGGAATGCATTCCTCGCCCCGGTGCGCGACCAGCGCGGCACCGTGGCCGAGGTCTACGTCCTCGACCCCTCGAGGGTGACGGTTCAGCGCACGAACGGACGCATGGCCTTCCAGCTCGACGGACAGCCGGTGCGCGAGGAGATGCTCATGCTCCGCGGCATGGTCCTGCCGGGCCAGCTGCGCGGCGTCTCGCCGGTCGAGGCCGCGCGCCAGTCCATCGGGCTCGGCCTCGGGGCCCAGGACACGGCGACCCGCTTCTTCGGTCAGGGGGCCGTCGTCCCCGGCGTGATCCAGACCAGCGGGAACCTCACGGTCGAACAGATGCGCGAGGTTCGGGATCAGTGGGTCGCCAGTCACGGCGGGTCGGGCCGCTCGCACCTCCCGGTCGTCCTGACGGGCGATGCCAAGTGGCAGGGCATCTCCATGACTCAGGAACAGGCGCAGTTCCTCGAGACCCGCCGCTACACCGACGCGCAGATCGCCGGCCAGCTCTACCGGGTCGACCCGTCGCTCCTCGGCATCCCCGTCGAGGGGACCAGCCTCACCTACGCGAACCTCGAGATGCGGAACACGAGCCTGGTCCGTACGACGCTCCTGCCGTGGATGGTCCGTGCAGAGCGGGCGCTGTCCCGACTGCTCCCGGCCCGACAGGTCTGGAAGTTCAACGCCGACGGCCTGCTGCGCGCCGATCTCGCCACCCGCTACGCCTCGTACGAGGCGGCGGCGCGCATCGGGGCATCGCTGGGCGAGCCACTGCTCACCGTCGACGAGATGCGACGCCTCGAGAATCTCGCCCCGCTGCCCGAGAGCCCGAGCGCATAGTGGCGACGTTCGATCCGCCGCAGGACGTGCGGGACGAGGCCGCGATGGCCGTCGAGTGGATCGCCGACGGCCTCGCCGGTGACGGGTTCACCGCCACCGGCCGCCGGCGGGCGCAGCAGCTCGCCGACGGCGACCCGGTGAGCGAGGACGTCGTCCGGCGGATGGCCGCCTACTTCGCCCGGCACGAGCCGGACACCAAGGTCGAGGGCTTCCGCTACGGCGAGGACGGATTCCCGACACCCGGTCGCGTCGCATGGTCGGCGTGGGGCGGCGATCCGGGCATGGAATGGGCGGGCGCCGTGCTCGAGTCCATCAACGACGTGGAGGGCACCACGAACGACCAGGCGGCCGCGTCCGCCACGAGCACCACGGGGGAGCAGATGCGCGAGCACCTCGCCACCACCGACATCGGCCGACGTGCCCTCGATCGCGACCGAGAGCGACGCGCTTTCGCGACCGTCGACTGGCACGAGGTACGCGACGACTCCGACGTCGTGACCTTCCGGGGCTACGCCTCGGTGTTCGACACGCCCTACGACGTCGGCGGCCTGTTCACGGAGACGGTCGCCCGCACGGCGTTCAATCGCACCCTGAGCCACGAGCGGAAGATTCACCTGCTCGTCGGCCATGAGGGCATCCCCCTCGCGTCGACGGCGTCGGGCACCCTTCGCCTGAGCACCGACGAGCGAGGCCTGGCGGTCGACGCCGAGCTCGACATGGACTCGCCTCTCGCCCGCACGGTCGCGTCGGCGGTTCGGCGCGGCGACATGGACGAGATGTCGTTCGGGTTCTACGTCCGCGAGGACGCATGGTCCGACGACATGACCGAGCGCCAGCTGCTCGAGGTGCAGCTCGACGAAGTCAGCATCGTCCGCCGCGGCGCCAATCCCGCCACGAGCGGTGAGATCACCGTCGACGCTCCCGCCGTCGACCTGGCCGGAGACCCGGCCGACCCCACGCCGGCGCGCTCTGTCGCCGACGCGCTCGACGTCCGGCTGCGCTTCTCGCAGCTCGACGCCTGAGCAATCCCGAGAGCCTCCCGGCACCGGACTCCCTCCTGTCCGCCCGCTGGTCGCGCTCGTCCACACAAGCAGCGCCGCAAGGCGCACGACCCACCATGGGAGAAGTCATGTTCACCGACGAGTACATCCAGGGCCAGAACGAGCGCAAGCTCCGCGCCTGGGAGGCGATGCGCTCCATCGCCGCCCGCGCCAAGGCCGACGCCGAGCTGTCCGCCGAGGACCGCGCCGCGTACGACAACGCCGAGGCCGAGCTCAACGACGCCAAGGCCGAGATCGAGCGCGCCGCCCGTGCCGCCGAGGTCGCCAAGGCCGAGGTCGAGGCGTCCCGCCCGGCGTTCGTGACCGAGGCTCGCGCCGAGGTCGCACCGACGGTCCGCACCGACGCCGACGTCATCCGGTCGCTCGCCACCGGCGAGGTCCGCACCGCCAGCTTCGAGCAGCGCGCCCCGATCACCGGCGCCGTCACCGGCTCGCCGGTGCCGACGAGCTTCTACGACCGCCTGGTCGAGCTGCTCGTGGTGCAGGGCCCGATGCTCGACTCGAGCGTCGTCGAGGTCATCAGCACCGCTGGCGGCGAGAACCTGCAGGTCCCGCGCGCGGCGACCTACACCGCGGGCTCCATCACCGCCCAGGGCTCGGCGATCTCGGCGAGCGAGCCGACGTTCGGCGCGTTCGTGACCCTCGGCGCGTTCTCCTACAGCGCGCTGATCCAGGTGAGCCGCGAGATGCTGCAGGACTCCGGCGTCGACCTGCTGGGCTTCATCGCCAACCAGGCGGCAGTCGGCATCGGGACCTCGGTCAACGCGGGCCTGACCACCGGCACCGGCACCGTCCAGCCGACCGGCATCGCCTCGGCGGCCGGTTCGGCCGTCACGGGTGGCACCGGCGTCTCGGGCCTGCCGACCTACGACAACCTCGTCGACCTGGTCTACGGCGTCTCCAGCGCCGCGCGCCGGGCCGGTGCGGCCTTCCAGATGAACGCGACCAGCCTCGCGGGCGTGCGGAAGCTCAAGGACACCGCGGGCCAGCCGCTCTGGCAGCCGTCGGTCCAGGCCGGCCAGCCGGACACCCTCCTCGGGTACCCGGTGCTCGAGAACCCGGACCTCGCCTCCGGGACGGGCGCGAAGAGCATCCTCTTCGGTGACCACAAGAAGTACTTCGTGCGGCAGGTCGGGGGCATCCAGCTCGACCGCTCCGACGACTACGCCTTCGGCTCGGGCCTCGTGACCTTCCGTGTCACCTGGCGCGGCGACGGCAACCTCGTCGACGCGAACGCCGTCAAGTACTTCAAGGGCGGCGCGAGCTGACCCTGACGTCTGACGTCACTTCGTCGGTGCCCCGGTCGCTCGCCTGTGCGGCCGGGGCACTGGCATCACACAGGCACACAGGCACACAGGCACGGGAGAGACATGGGCAAGCGGAGGACCGATGCTGGTCGAGGTGAGGGGCGTGGTCGTGGACCTGCCCGAGGAGCTGGCCGAGAGTCTGATCCGGCGGGGCGAGGTGCGGCGCTCGACCGCGCGTACGGAGCAGCGCGACGGGTCGTCATCCACTCGAACGCTCCGTTCACCGGAACCGGCTACGGAGTCCAGGCGGCGGCCCTAGCGCGTTCGCTGCAGGCCGACGGCGTCGAGGTCGGCCTGTCGACGAACTACGGCGTGCAGGGCTCCATGACCGAGTGGGAGGGAATGCCGGTCTACCCGTCCGGCTACCACCCGTACAGCGTCGACGTGCTCCGGGCGCATTGGCAGGACTTCACGAACGACGGCGAGCTCCCCGCAGCGCTGGTCACCCTGTTCGACTGCTGGCCCTACAAGGACGCGAAGGTCGACACGATCCCGGCGATCGGGTCCTGGGTTCCGATCGACCATCTGCCGGCGCCGCCCGAGGTTCTCAAGTGGTGCCACCGCGAGAACGTCCTACCGATCGCCATGGCACGGTTCGGCGTCGACATGCTCGAGCGGGCCGACGTCGAGTGCCGCTACGCGCCGCACGGCGTCGACTGCGACCTGTTCCGACCCGGCCAGAAGAGCAACGGCCTCAGCGGTCGCCAGATGCTCGGGCTCGGCGACGACGTGTTCCTCGTCGGAATGTTCGCCGCCAACAAGGGCCAGCTCCCCAACCGGAAAGCCTTCCCCGAGAACTTCCTCGCCATGTCGGAGTTCATGCGCCGTCATGGCGACGTGGTGCTCTACCTCCACACGGAGCAGAAGGGCGCCATGAACGGGATCGCCCTCGACCGACTCGCTCGGGCGTGCGGCATTCCCGAGGACCGGACCGTATGGGTCGACCAGTACGCGTACTACGCCGGCCTGGAGCATCGCACCGTGGCCGCGCTCATGGCCGACCTCGACGTGAACCTCCTCTGCAGCGCAGGCGAAGGGTTCGGCGTGCCGGTGGTCGAAGCGGCGGCGTGCGGGACGCCGAGCATCGTCTCGGAGTTCAGCGCCCAGCCCGAGCTCGTCGACGGCCACGGCTGGGCCGTCGGAGGCCAGCCGTACTGGGACCCGTACCAGGGCGCCTGGTTCCACACGCCGAGCGTGCCGTCCATCGTGGAGGCCCTCGAGGACGCCTACGCCACCGCCTCCTCGCGCCGCACCGCCGCCCGGGCGTTCGCCCTCGACTACGACCACCGGACCGTCTACCGGGAGCACTGGCGCCCGATCATTGACGAGCTCTGCACCCTTGCTGCCGGAGGCACACCGTGACGATCACCAACGGCTACGCGACCCTCGACGAGCTCAAGGCCGCCCTGCGGATCAACGACTACATCGACGACTCCAGCCTCGAGCGGGCCGTCGAGGGCGCTAGCCGGCGCATTGACGGCGTCTGTGACCGTCGCTTCTACCTCGACTCTTCCGCCAGCGCCCGCGTGTACCGGCCGACGACGCACTGGCGGCTCGACATGGACGACGTCGGGACGACGTCGGGCTTCGTCCTCAAGACCGACGAGGACGGCGACGGGACCTACGAGACCACCTGGGCCGCCTCGGAGTACGAGCTCGGGCCGCTGAACAGCCTCGCGAAAGGCTCCCCGCTTCACACGGTGACAGGCTACGGGCGCATCTTCCCCTCCGACGTCCACCCCGCCCCCGTTCAGGTGACGGCGCGCTGGGGATGGCCCTCGGTACCGCACGCGATCCGCGAGGCGACGGTCCTGCTGGCCGGTCGCATGTTCAAGCGGCAGGACAGCCTGCTCGGAGTGGCAGGCGTGTCCGACCTCGGTGCTATTCCTGTCCTGAGGTTCGACTCCGACATCGAGGAGCTCGTCGCCCCCTACATCCGGCGCCGGGTCGCGTAATGGCGGGCACCGCCTCGGAGCTCCATGCGGGCCTCGCCAAGCTCCTCGCATCCATTCCTGGTCTACGGGTGGCCGACCATCTGCCCGAGCAGCTCTCGCCGCCCCAGGCGATCATCCAGCTCGACCAGGTCGACTACCACCGGGCCATGAGCGGCGGACTCTCCGACTGGCGGTTCGTCGTTGTGATGGTCGCCGGCCGCATGGGCGAACGCAGCGCGCAGGCGCAGCTCGACGGATGGCTCTCGTACGACGGTGAGCAGTCGGTCAGGGCTGCGCTCGAGTCGGACCCGACGCTCGGCGGCGCGGCGCAGACGGTCAAGGTGACCCGCTCGCTGTCGGTGCGACCCCTTGTCCTCGGCGAGCTGACCTACATCTCGGTCGAGCTGAACGTCGACGTCACTGCATGACAGGAGAGCCATGAGTACCTACAAGATCGTCGGCCCCCTGCGGGTGGCCGGCCACGAGCCCGGCGAGGTCGTCACCACCGACGACCTCGACGGCTGCGACGTGAACCACCTCCTCGAGGCGGGCCACCTCGCCCCCAGCAAGACCCCCACCAAGGCCGCCCCGGCCCGAGAGAAGGAGTAACCGATGGCGATCGTCATCACCAACGCCAACGTGACCGTGGGCGGCGTGGACCTGTCCTCGCACATCACGAAGGTCACACTGTCGAGCTCGGTGAACGAGATCGAGACGACGACGATGGGCTCGACCGCGGTGCGCCGCGTCGGCGGCCTGCGCGACAACAGCGTCTCGCTCGACTTCAACCAGGACCTGGCCGCGGCCTCGGTCGAGGCAACGATCTACCCGCTGCTCGGTTCGACGGCCACGGTGGTCGTCCGCCCGAACGGCGGCACGACCGGAACCGCCAACCCGTCGTACACCTTCAACGTCCTGGTCACGGAGTGGATGCCGCTCGACGCCCAGGTCGGCGAGCTGTCGACCGCGTCCGTGACCTGGCCGGTCGACGGCACGGTCACGAAGGCGACCGCCTGATGGCTCTCATGAGCCTCGCAGTGGTCCGGGGCGACGGCGAGCGCGTCGTCGTCCCGGTCACTCCCAAGGTCGTCGTGGCGGTCGAGCGCCAGTTCCACAAGAGCATGAGCGCCCTGTTCGGCGACGACATCTCGATGGAGGTGCTGTCGTGGACAGCGTGGAAGGCGTGCCACCACGCCGGCCATGTCGTCACGCCTTTCGACGAGTGGCTCGACGACGTGAGCGCCATCGAACCGGAGGACGAGGGCCGAGTCCCTTTCGAGACTCGATGACGCTGCTCGTGGCGCAGGTTGCAGTCGCCACGGGCATCGCACCGAACGAGCTTCTCGATACTCCGCCGGACGTGTTCTGGGCGATCGTCGCGGTACTTCGCGAGCAGTCCAAGGAGGGCGGCCGTGGCTAGTCGTGGAGTGCAGGTCGGACGCGACGACTACGGCGTCGAGGTCGCAATCTTCGGACTGCGCGACGTCGAGCGCGCGCTGCGATCGACGTCGCCCGAGCTTGCCAAGGCGATGAACACCGAGATCCGCGAGACGATCAAGCCCATAGTGGCATCGGCGCGAGCAAAGGTTCCGGCTCGGCCCATGCGGAACTGGGACGACCGCGGGACGGGCCTGTGGTCGGAGCGACTCGGATGGAACGCCGCCTCAGTGCGGCGCGGGATCAAGATCGCCAAGAACCAGAAGGGCCGACGAGGAACCGGCGTCTCGGTCGCCTGGGCGATCAAGAACACCTCGGCCGCGGGCTCGATCTACGAGATCGCCGGACGTCGCTCGAGCGGCACGGACCGCCGGTCGATCGCCTTTCACTCGAACCTCGTGCGCTCCGGCGGTCGGGCATCCCGCCTCATCTGGCAGGCATGGGACGACGCCGGCGGCGACCGGGTCGTGTCGCGCCGCATCGCCGACATAGTCGACCGCTACGAGTCGACCCTCCAAGCAGCGCTCGACGCTGCGAACGACAAGGGGTAAGCCGTGGCCGTTCAGCTGAACATCGTCGGCAGGTTCGACGACAAGGAGCTGAAGCGCGCGCAGGCGGCCCTCGGTCGCCTCAAGGACGACGCCGGACGCGCTGGCGGTGGCATCCGCAACGCGTTCGCGCAGACCGGCGCCAAGCTGCAGGGCATGGGCTCGAGCCTCACGAGCTCGCTCACCCTGCCGCTGGTCGGCGCTGCTGCCGTGGCGACGAAGTGGGCGAGCGACGCCGCAGAGTCGGCGAACAAGGTCCAGACCGTGTTCGGCAAGAACGCCGTGTTCATCGACAAGTGGAGCAAGGACTCGGCCCGCTCGTTCGGCATCTCGCAGGGGCAGGCTCAGGACTACTTCGGCAGCGTCGGCACGATGCTGCAGGGCTTCGGAATCAGCGCCCAGGCGCTGCCGAACATGTCGAACGACGTGCTCACCCTCGCCGCCGACCTCGGCTCTTTCCACAACCTCGACACGGCCGAGGTTCTGGACATGATCTCGGCCTCGTTCCGCGGCGAGTTCGACTCGGTGCAGCGCGTGATCCCCACGATCAATGCCGCCGCCGTTGAGACCGAGGCGCTGGCACAGACGGGGAAGAAGAACGCAAAGACGCTCACCGCCCAGGAAAAGGCGATGGCGACCTACTCGCTGCTGATGAAGGGCGCCGGCCCGGCCACCGGCGACTTCGCCAAGACCTCCGACGGTGCGGCCAACAGCGTGAAGATCGCACAGGCGCAGCTCCGAACGGCGGCCGAGACGATCGGTAAGACCTTCCTGCCGTTCGTCGCCAAGGGCGCAGCGTTCGTCGCCAAGCTGGCCGAGCGGTTCCGCAACCTGACGCCCGGCACTCGCAAGGTGGTCGTGATCGTGGGCGTGCTCGCCGCGGCCATCGGGCCCCTGCTCGGAGCTCTCGGTGCCGTGGCCTCCGCCGTCGCAGCCGTCAGCCTGCCAGTGGTGGCGGTGGTCGGTGCGATCGGCCTGCTCGTCGGTGCGTTCGTCTACCTGTTCAAGACGAACGACAAGTTCCGCGCATCGGTGATGCAGGTCGTCGGGATCGTCCGCAAGCAGCTCGCCGCGGCGTTCGACTACGTCAGGACGAACGTCATTCCTGCCGTGCTGCCGGCCCTGCGCCAGTTCGGTAACTACATCGCCGAGGTCGTGCGCGCAGCCGTACCGATCATCCAGTTCCTCGTGAACATGTGGAAGGTCCAGATGCAGGCCATGTTCGCCGTGGTGCGCGCGATCTGGCCGACGATCAAGGGCGTCATCGGCGGGGCCATGAACATCATCCTCGGCATCATTCGCACCGTGAGCGCGCTGATCCAGGGGGACTGGCGCCGAGCGTTCAGCAGTCTCGGGCAGGTCGTGAGCGGGGCGTTCGCGATCGTCCGCTCGATCATCTCCGGCGCGATTGGCGGCATCTCTGCGCTGTTCCGTGGCCTGGGCGGCATCATCGGTCGGGCACTGTCAGGCGTTGCGAACGCGATGACCGCGCCGTTCAGGTTCGGCGCCGAGGCGATCCGCACCATCTGGAATAACACGATCGGCGGGCGGGGCGTGACCATCCCCGACATTCCCGGTCTCCCGGGACGCGGGCGTCGGTTCGAGATTCCGCGCCTGCACACCGGCGGCGTGGTCCCGGGCCCGATCGGCACAGAGGTGCCGACAATCCTCCAGGCCGGCGAGGGCGTGCTGTCGATCAAGCAGATGGCGACCCTCCGGGCGGCCCCGGCGAGTGGCGGCTCGGTGGTCTACAACATCTCGGTCGATGCCGGGATCAACGACCCGGCCGAGGTCGGTCGTCGAGTGGTCGACACGATCCGCAGCTATGAGCGACTGAACGGCTCGGGCTGGCGGGCGGCCTGATGGCCTGGCCGTCGCTAGCCGTCGAGCTCGGCCTCGAGGTTTCGTCCACGGCGCTCGTCCTCGGGGACGCGTCGAGCGGGCTGCTCGGTACTGGCACCCTCGGTCGGGTCGACTACACCGACGTCACGGCCTCAGTCCTCGAGGCGTCCGGCGTGCAGCTCAACCGGGGCAGCACGCGCAACCAAGGCCCCTACTTCCGGTACGAGGCGGGGACCTGCCAGTTCACACTGGACAATCGCGACGGGACATGGGACCCGACCAATCTCACGGGCCCGCACGTTGCTGCCGGGAGGACGCTGCTGCAGCCGGGTCTCCCGGTAAGAGTGCGCGCCACCTACGACTCGACCACCTACGACCTGTTCGTCGGCACGGTGAGCTCGTGGGCCGTCGAGTACGGAGACGCCGGCACGACCTCGACGGCGACCGTGACGGCCGTCGACGCGATCGCCAGCCTCTCGGCCGCCGATCCGATCGAGAGCGCCGAGCAGGGCACCGGCGAGAACGTCGGTCAGCGAATCGGGCGCATCCTGACGAACGTCGACTGGCCCATGGACGCTCGCGACCTCGACACATCGGGCACGGAGACCCTGCTGTCGACGACGCTCGCATCGGCGGCATGGTCGGAGGCGACGCTCGCCGCCGACAGCGTGAACGGCTACCTCGCCGCCGACCGTGCCGGGAACGTGGTCTACCGATCAAAGGGTTCGGTGCCGCGCACGTCGTCGCTCGTATTCGACGACCAGGGCGTCGGCCTGCCGATCGTCGACGTCGAGACGTCCTACGACGACGAGCAGACGTTCAACGTCGTAAAGCTCGCCCGAGAGGGCGGCACGGAGCAGGCGCGCGAGGACGAGCAGAGCCGGGCCCGCTACGGAGTCCGCGGCTATGGCCGAAGCGACCTCGTCGTCTCGACGGACCAGCTCGTGGCGGACTCGGCCGCCTACATCATCGGCCAGTTCGCCGACCTTGAGACCCGCATCGAGGGCATTACGACCACGCTCACCGGATCATCGCCGGCCGCCTGGTGGTCGCAGCTACTCGACCTCGACGTCCTGCAGCGGGCGACGGTCTCGTTCGAGACGCCGGACGGCCGCACGGTCACCCGGCACGGACTCGTCCGGGGCGTCGGACTGAGCGTCCGTGTCAATCAGTGGCGCTGGGCCGTGTCGTTCACGCAGGCGCCGGACCCGAACGGCAACTTCATCCTCGGCTCGGCGACGTTCGGCGTCCTGGGCACGAACACTCTGCAGGCTTTCTAGGAGGGCCCAATCATGGCGAGCTACTACCGAACGTGGACCGACGGCGAGGTCGTGACTGCGACCAACGTGCAGGACTACCTCCAGAAGGGCGTCGTGGTGCAGTGCGACAGCTCTGCGGACTACCCGACAGGCCGGGAGGGGATGGTCGTCTATGACAAGGCGCTCGACGCCTACCTCGGCTACACCGGCAGCGCGTGGGTTCGCATCGTCCCGCTCACGACGACGGCGGTGCAGACCTGGACTCCGACACTCACGCAGTCCTCGGCAGTGACCGCCACGGTGACAGAGGCTCGCTACGTCAGGAGCGGCTGCATCGTCCAGGCCTGGGGCGTCCTCGCCGTGACGGGCTCCGGCACCTCGGGGAACGCCGTGACCGTCTCGCTGCCAGTGACGGCCTCGGGCCACTCCGCCAACGCCGCCATCGGTAACGGCGTGATCCTCGAGTCGTCCGCCAACGATCAGACGCTGGTCGTGGTGCGGCTCGATACGACCTCGACCGTGAGCTTCATGTCGACCGAGACGACCCAGGGGCGGTGGGGCGTGTTCCCGAGCAAGGGCCTCGCGAGCGGCGACTCGGTGCAGTTCAACGTCCGCTACACGGTCTAGGAGGACTGAACGATGCCAACGCTCGACGACGGGCCCGGCCTGGTCGACTGGACCGTGACCGGCTCCGACAGCCTTTCCCGCTCTTTCGGGTTCGCCCAGGGCGGGAGTGCGATCAGCTTCATTGGCTACACCTTCCTGGCTCAAGTGCGCGACGAGCGCAGCGACGACTCGACCCTCGTCGCCACCCTCACGGTCGGCACCGCGGCCGGGACGGGCACGCTGTCGGTCACGGCATCGACGGCAGTGATGGACCTCGACTCCGGCGGTTATTGGTGGGAGCTGCAGTGGACGACCGGCTCGTCGACTCGCACGGTCCTCGCGGGACGCTTCAACGTGCTCCCGAACGTGGCGAGGGGCTGAGATGGGGATCGACGTCACCGTCACAGAGGCGCCGATCACGGTCACCGTCGACGACGGTACGACTGTCGTCGTCGGCGCCGGCACCGTCGGCCCGGCCGGCCCGAAGGGCGACACCGGGGCCACGGGTGCGACCGGCGCCACGGGGGCCACGGGTGCCACCGGCCAAGGCGTGCCCGCTGGCGGCACCACGGGCCAGGCGCTCGTCAAGCTCTCCGGCACCAACTACGACACGGGATGGACGACCATCTCGGGCGGCGGCGGGACGTCGGATCACGGCGCGCTCACCGGCCTCGGCGACGACGACCATCCGCAGTACCAGCGGAGCGACGCGACCTACACCTCGACGTCGCCGTTCACGATCACCGACGAGTCGGTGGTCATCACCGCCGGCTCCGCGGTCACGCTGCCCGACGCGGCGACGATGGCCTCGCGCCTGGTCGGCGTCGGCGCTGCGGCGTCGACGGTCACGATCAGCCCGGCCGGGACCGACACGATGTTCGACGATCCCGGCAACACCTACTCGCTGCCCGCGGGGAACGGGATCACCTTCGTGTCGGTGCAGATCGGCGGGGCGTGGGGCTGGGCGATCTACACCCGCAACGGGCCGGCGTTCGACATGCCGAAGTGGTTCGGGCAGTCGCTCGCCGACGGCTCGGTGCTGAAGATCGCCTCGGGCGTCCCGGCCTGGGGCGCAGCCCCGGCACCGACCGCCCACGCCTCGTCGCACGGCTCGGCCGGGTCGGACCCGGTGACGCTCGCTCAGTCGCAGGTCACGAACCTCACGACCGACCTGGCGGGCAAGGTGCCGACATCGAGGAGCGTGTCGACCGGGACGGGCCTCAGTGGCGGCGGCGACCTCTCGGCCGACCGCACCCTGTCGCTCGCGACCGGGGGCATCACGAACACGCACATCTCGGCCTCGGCGGCGATCGACGCCTCGAAGCTCAGCGGCCTCGCCGCCATCGCCACCTCGGGCTCGGCGTCGGACCTGTCGACCGGCACCGTCGGCGCCGCTCGCCTGCCGAGCCTCGTGCCCGTGTACGGCACCGGGGCCGACGGAGATGTGACGATTTCGTCGGGCACGACCACCCTCGGCGGCGACGCCTACTACAACAACCTCACCATCTCGGCCGGGGCCACGCTGGCAACGGCTGGGTATCGCGTGTTTGTGGCCGGGACGTTGTCCGGTGCTGGCACGATC